AAAGCAAAAAACATGAGCCCAGCAAAAAGGCTTGTTGAAACAGAAAGATTAAAGAACCAAAAACAAATCCGTTTTCGCACATCAATGATTGATGCCACAGTTTACGTGGTGGATATTGAAAACGATGAAACGTATGGTTTTGATGTTGACGGCAATAAAATGGATCTTGAAGATGTGGTATTTATACCCACCCATCAATACGTCGACGGAATAGAACTAAAAGAAAACGAGATCGGATGCTTTGCCAGTGAATCCTTGCATAAGCCTCCAATACGAGTTGTTAAACAGGTTTTACCGGAGAACGACGGTTAAATCTAATACCCCCGGTTGAGGCGGTGGTAACTATGGACACGCAAGAAAAATCATTTTATGTCGCAAGCGTAATGGCGCGACAAAAAGAACAAGTCCTTAAAGCGGCTATTAATCACTATTTCGGGGGTTCTCCCTGGGATGAGTCCACATTAGAGCGTCACGCAGGCATTAACGTCGATCCCGATGGAACAGAAAAGTTCTTTATTGGCGAAACTGAGCTTGTTAGATTTGCCCCACTCGAATCAAAAATTGATATCGAAGGTGATCGCGTGATGCTTTTGTTTAATCAGCCAATACTGGAGCTGTACTAATGGATTTAATATACATATTAATTGTGCTTTATTTTTGGCTTGGTGTCGGCGTTCACAACGCAATTAAGCACTACCCAGACTACGATGATGCCGCATTAATTATTGAAATAATGTTCTGGCCTCTTTTTCTAATAGTCATATCTTTTATGAGAAAAGATAAGGTCGGACGATGATTAAAAAAATAGTCACAAACAAAGAACAGTTGGCCATACCCAGCAAAGAAATTAACGATCCGGAATTAATCAAAGAAATTATTCAGGATTTAAAAGATACGGCGCTTTATCACGCAAAATCAAAAACTGGTTGTGCTGGCTTAGCTGCGAATCAGATCGGGTACTTGCACCGCATCGTCTTAGTGAACCATTCTGGTAAATGGGTTGTGATGATTAACCCATTCATTGAAAAGGTTGAAGGCTGCAAAAGTAGCTTAGCTGGCGAAGGTTGTTTATCACGCCCTGGCGTTCACCGGAAAATACGCCGCGATAAGAAAATCATCGTGCGTTTCTGGGATGAAAACGAAGACCTGATTGAAGAGGAAGTTAAAAACTTCACTGCGCGGGTGATCGCCCACGAGGTGGACCATCTTGATGGTAAATTCATCTGATGAATAAAGAAGGTGGCACTCACAAGCTAGTTTTAAATAAATGCGCTCATGATCGATATAGGGGTAAGAGTTACATGTGCCACCCTAAAGCATTAAAGGATACTAATATAGCTTGGATCGGCGCAATTGAGAAAACCTGCAAAGATTGCGGGGCTAATATTGAATTCGCTAAACGTGCGCCAGTACTGACTGCGGAGGAATATCTAAGAGGATTAGGAGTAGATCATGGACAAAATAAAGGGAGACGTAAACATGGATAATGTAAATAGAGTTTTAGCCGCCATGAAGCCTATGTGTATTTATCGGCCTTGTGATTTAGTTGATGATGCTAATTTGCCAAGACAAGAAATTAATCGTGTTTTAAAAAGATTAGCCAGAGGTATGATGGTTGACGTTATTGAAACGGGCGAACACAGAAGAAAAACATTATATCAAACCAAGCAAGAGAAGTTATTTTGATCGCTAAAAAAGCTGAAAATATAAATAAGCGTAGCCTAAGCCAAAGAACCCGCCCTAGTTTTGGAAAAAACAAATACAGGGGTGTAACTTGGAATAAAAGAGCGAAAAAGTGGGATGCCTGCATAAAGATTGATGGGAAAAATAAACATTTTGGATATTTTAAGATTGAAGAGGACGGGTTAAACGCGGTAAATAATGCTTATGCTGAATATTTCCCTGATAATCCAGAGCTTCAGCAAGCGCCACATAAAGAAACGTTATTAGCTTTGAACGCGACAACATGCGGCAAATGGTAGGACGGAAGATGTTAGCAACAACTAAACAACCAGAGCACGATTTTAACTCCGAGGACTATTACGAAGTTCTTGGTGTTGATCGCAATGCCACAATTAAAGAAATAGTTGCCGCATATCGTAATTTGGTGAATAAACAATACCCAGATAAGAAGCACGGTAATACCGAAGCTTTCCGGTTAATTCAAGAAGCGTTCAATGTGTTACGTGATCCGGATAAGCGTACTAAGTACAACCAATATGGTCGCTTCACTGACGATGAAATACAAGATACCCGCGACTACATTATGAGCGTGGTTGAGCAGGTTGTTAATGACGACAGTGTTGATTTAGCTTTGGTTGATATGGTTGAGACTTTAAGAAAGACAACCGTAAAAAATTTGGCCGGCGCTAAGGGCGAACTTAAAAAGCAGCTGAGAAGGCAGCGCCCTACATTCATCCACGTCTGTCTTCTATCGAAGCGAAAGTTACTGATAACGCACATGAGCGGTGGTTGGCGTTGATGGAGAGTGAAAAGTGACCGACAAGATAATAATTGAATCAACCCCAGGCGGCGAGATGAGCGAACATCACAAGAGATTTATTGCTGCTATGAAAAAAACGGATAAATATAAGCTCATTGGCATTGACTGGGCTAAAGACAGCGGAATGAATCGAGGTGATATTATCGAAAGAGATAATAATATTATTCACGTCAGATTTAAAACGGCAGGAGTTAACGACTAATGTTTAATTACTTTAAAGAGCTGTTGGCCACACTCAAAAAGATTGAGCGGCACCTATCTATTTTATCTGGCTGCGTGAAAGTAAACCATCACCAGCACGGGGATAGACAAAGCATTTCAATTAAACACCGGAATGATTAATTGCGGCACAACGCCCCAAAAGGAAAGAGAGATGACTGAAGAAGAAATGAAAACTAAGGAATGCCCTCAGCATTTGATGATGATGGTTATGATGCAGATTGCAGCTGGAAAAGAAGGCGCGAGCGAGGAAACCCTTACGGAAATGGGTAAATTTGGATGTTGCTCAGGTTCTAAGTGCGCAATGTGGGAACCGGAGTACGAAAAAGAGTCGATGACGATATGCAAAGATGACGATACACCTAAAGGGTGGCACGAAAGACAAGGTGGCGTCGAGTGCAGCAGGCATAAATATAACGGTGTTATAGGGGAATCACGCCTCGTCTTTAGATACTTTAAGGCTGCTTCAGGCGATTGCGGTTTAAAAACAAAAGAAAGCGGTTGCTTTTACCCGGGATAATTAAAATGAACCTACCAGAAAACAAATATAACATAATTCTCTGCGACCCACCTTGGCGTTTTGATAACAAGAAAACCGGCGGCTCAATGAAGTCTGGAGCAGCCGCGCAGTATTCAACGATGACCCTTGATGAAATGAAAGCTCTGCCAGTGAATGAAATCGCAGCCGATGATTGCGTTTTAGTCATGTGGTACGTCGGTTCTCAGCCTCAAGAGGCAATTGATTTAGTGAAAGCCTGGGGATTTACCTTGAAGAACATGAACGGTTTTGTCTGGGTAAAACTCACATCAAAACTATTAGCATTCTTTGGCATGGGATTTTGGACGCGCGCGGGCTCTGAGTCAGCAATTATTGCTGTAAAAGGCAAACCAAAGCCAGCACGCAAGAATATTCGCGCAGTTAGGCATGAGGTTGTTGGTAAGCATTCAGCCAAGCCCGCAGCATTCAGGCAGGATATTGTTGATTTGTGTGGTGACTTACCCAGAATTGAGTTGTTCGCGAGAGAGAAGATTGTGGGATGGACGGCATGGGGTTTGGAGGTTGATGATGAACTTTAAAGAATCCATTGACCTCATTTTATCTCTATCCGTGTGAATAAGAATAAAAGCTGTAGCATTATCAATTGCATTTATCTTCTTGGTATTTGGTTTGGCGCTTTACTTTGACGGTCAAAGATTTCTGTTCGGCTGGATAGGCTTTGCTGTTTGCATATTCGTGTCTTCATTCGCGGGTTTACTGGATTTATGCGAGGACAGGCGGAACCATGAAGAACTAACCAGCGAAGGGTTGCCAAACTATTTGCGTAGGCAGGCCGATTAATTGAAGGGGTAAGCAGAAATGATATTTGAAGCTGATAAAGTAAAAGTAGTGCAGTTTGGACACGGCACAATACAAATAATGCCGTCCATCATAAAAGATGATGGTGAAATATATGGCACTTTGTCATTTGGGGAATTAGATGAGCCCGTACCAATTGGGCAAGATATACCGATTGATGGCATAAAAACCGATACCGATCTAGGCGCACAAGTCAGAATGGTGTTCACCAAAATAGAATCCTTAGATGTGGTTATTGAAGAGCTGCAAAAAGTTAGAGTTATGATGCTAAAGGATCAATAAAGATGAGCGAAACAATTCTAAGCTTAATTGCTATTCCATGGATACTTTTACACATTGAGTATCGAATTATATTTGGTGAATGGAGGTTGTTATTGTGAGTGCGAGAGAGATTAAATTTATAGCGGAGTTAACGATCACTCTGCTTTATATAAACAAATAGATGAAAAAGGACTGGCTGTTGTTATTGGAGATATTTACGAAAACCCTGAATTGCTGAGCAAGTAATGAGCACACCAGAACCAGAAATAAGCAGAACAGAACTGGCATTTAGAAAGAAACAAGAAACAAAGCTATACTTCAAACACTAAAGCAATCGCCGCCTGTGAAGACCGCAAGGAATATCGAAATGAGTATCGAGAATAAAGTCGGGATATATGCGCTAACTGACCCAATCAGCAACAAGGTTCGATATATCGGGAAATCTACCAGCATTAATATTCGATACAAAGCCCACATATGCGAAGCTCGTTCTGGGAGACGTCAATATCCCGTATACAAGTGGATAAGAAAGCTGCTTAATAAAAACCTAATTCCAAATCTAGTAATTATAGAAATAGACCCGATAGATATTGATGCGGCTGAAATGGTGTGGATAGCTCACTGTAAAAAGAAAGAGGGAAAATTATTGAATGTGTCTATCGGTGGGGCTGCGATATATTGTAGCCCAGAGAAACGGAAAAAGTCAGGCGCAAGCGGTACAGCAGTAAGACTTAAGAATCACACACAAAACCCAGAGCAAGCAAGATTGTGGAAAATAAAACATCAAATAGCAAACACACTACTTTTCTTTAAACGCAGAGGGTTACGTTATAACGAGTATAAAACGAGGCTGAAGATGAAACAGCTTGCGGCTTGTTACCCTAATATTTGCGGTGAGTGGGTGAACCTATGACCTCCACTAAAAAGAAAACAACCAAGAAAAAAACTGCAAAGAGAAAAGCAAAAGCAAAAACCCCTGCGACAACCCGCTTAACAGCCAAACAAAGCATGTTTGTCAAAGAGTATTTGATAGACCTAAACGCAACTCAAGCTGCTATTCGTGCAGGGTATAGCAAGAAGACGGCCAAAGAGATAGGTTGTGAGAACTTGACAAAACCTAATATAGCCGCCGCTGTATTTGCCAGCATTGAAAAGAGAAGCGCTCAAGTTGAAACCAGCGCAGAATGGGTTCTTGACAGGCTTCACGATCAAGCTGTTGCTGACTTAGCAGATATTTATAACGAAAACGGTGGGCTTAAACCAATACATGATTGGCCTGAAGTATGGAGGCAGGGTTTGATAGTTGGGGTCGAAACTAAACAAGAATACACTTATGTTGATGGCAATAAGGAGCCTGACGGGGTTGTTGTGAAAGTCAAGATTTCAGAAAGAATTAAGCGTGATGAGCTAATAGGTAAGCACCACGCAATGTTCACAGACAACGTTAATCTTGGTGGTGATTTAAAATTCAAGAATCAATCGGACGAGGAATTACAGAAAAAAATTGACGATTTACTTAAAAAAGCTGGTTCAAAATGAGCTTAGACACACTAGAGAAATCAGAGCTTGTACATCTGTTGGAAGAACGCGTATACCGAGAGTCACGAACTAAGTGGCTTAAGTGGTTTCCAGATAAGGGTGAGCACCGAAGAGAGCTTTATAAGAAGCATTTAGAGTTCTTTAAGAACACGGGAGCAAACGATGATGATATTACTGAATGCGCTTTTATCGCCGCAAACCGAGTAGGAAAATCAATTGCTGGAGCATATTGCGTAAAAGTATGGTCCACAGGGGAATACCCGGATTGGTGGGAAGGTAAGTATTTTGACCACCCAACAAACGGATGGTGCGCTGGAGATACGAGTGAAACAGTAAGAGATATCATCCAGTTTGAACTGCTTGGGCCAATCGGACAAAAGGGCACAGGCATGATACCTGCGGATTTAATTATTAGAACAACCCCGAGAACAGGAGTCCCCGACGCAGTTAAAGATATTTACATAAAACATAAACCGAGCGGAGAAACTAGTTACGTCGGCTTAAAATCTTATGACCAAAAACGGAAATCCTTCCAAGGCACATCTAAAAATTGGATTTGGAATGATGAAGAGCCAGGAATGGATGTATATTCAGAGGAAATACTTCGGCTTATGACAACAAAAGGCGTGCTTATTAATACATTTACACCCTTAAGTGGTCTGTCAGACGTTGTTTTATCTTTCTTACCTGGCGGGAAGGCACCTAAAGTATGAGTAAGCACGTAACAATGGCGGGCTGGAGTGACGTCCCCCACCTATCCGCAGAAGTGAAAAAAACACTATATGCGGCAATCCCCCCTTATCAGCGTGACGCTAGGTCGAAGGGAGTACCTCAACTTGGTTCTGGTGCTATTTACCCAGTTCCCGAGTCAGAGATAACTGTCGCAGACTTTAAAATACCTAATCACTGGCCAAGAGGCTATGGTTTTGAT